GCATTGTTAGATGACCTTATAGGAGTTATATCGTTAGCCTGATTACCTTTAAATATATAAAACTTTAGGCTAGTACCCGCACCTATAAAGTCTTCCCCTGATAAGTTAGTCCAATTAAATAACGACCTACACGCGCCCAAAAAAGCTACAGGGTTAAATTTTGTCCAACCCCCAATAGTCTCAGGAAAACCCATACGAAACCTAATGCGATTACTATCAAACCAACCACCATTATTACTATATCGTGTAACATCGCGGACAATTCCCGGTTTGAACTGCAGTTTTGTATAGGCCATAGATAACTCTCCTAAAGCATTAGCTCAAAGTGCGGCGCATCAATAAACGGCCTACGCGCCTGTGATCTACGTGTATCTATGTACGAACACATAGCATGTTCTGCTGTGCCATCATAAGCACCCAAATCGTCGATAGTCCATGCAGCGCCCCACCGTAACTTAACACCCGCAGCCTCTGCGCCTTCTTTCATGGCATCGGCAATCTCATCGTACAGGTTAAGCTCCCACCGACCCCCACCGTTACAGTAAGCCATTAGGTCCACAGCATTACCATCAATGTGTTTTGACTTCATGGTTTGCGATGCGCCCTTTGCTACTAAAGCACGTTGCTCGTCTATTGTTCGCAGTCCGCAGATCACCGAAAAGTCTTGTTTGGTAACACCTATGGCGTACTTCACGACAGTTACCAGACTTTCGTCTACACCTTCTAGCCTTGACAGGCTTCGTTTTCCTAACTTGTAGCCCATAACTACTTCCCCACATATTTAGAGATTGCTCTATTTCCAAACCAAAACGCTAACACAGCACTAAATAAACCTGACGTTTCACCATCCCACATCAAGTCAACAGCTTGCATCCAATCACCACCTGCCTGTGTAACCTTAACCATAATCACAACTTTTGTGGCTACGAACAATCCGAAAAAGGCATAAGTAACAACAGGACGAACACTACCCCTAAGAGCGTTGATAAATCCTCCAGCGTCAATAGATCGGTCATGCTCATACAACCCTCTTGTTTCTTCAATGTCAGCTTTTTTATCTAACTCGACCAGCTTCATCTCAGAACGTTTCTGGGCAAGCTCTGTCTCTAGCTGCATCATTTCCATACGGTGCTTCTGCGCTTGGTTCGCTTTAAAATAGCTAAGAACCTCGGGGAGAAAAGAACTCCCAAAACCTAGCAAACTTCCCAATAATGCCATCATTTTTCGTGACTCAACCAGACAGCAAATGCGCCCGTCATGGCTCCCGTTACAACAGAAATTAAAGACGCTTGCTGCGTAGATAAGTCAGGCTGCGTTAGCGCCCATTCTATGCACCGTACATACACCACCGTCATAGTAAACATCATAAAACGCGGTAGCAGCTTATATTCTAGTATCTTCTTAAAAGCTATCTGCATTAGAAACCTCCTTTCAGGCCATCCAATATATCTGACAAACTAGGACGTTTGTCTTTCTTCTCGTAAAGACAACTAAACACTTTAGGGCACTCGGAAAAACTTTTTGTAGGGTAATGATAACCCAAACCTCCATACCCCGCTGTAAACCTGTAAACACACACCTTTTGACCGTTTTCGGCTGTAAGCCGTTTCCATAAATGACACTGCACATGGGTCGGGTTAGCGACTCCTGCAAGCGTTACTGATAGTATTAACGCATTTATCACTGTGTAGCCAACATTATTAAATACATACCACCACCTAGCATACACAATATACCCAGACTTAACCCACCTATAGCCATGTTATTCTGTATCTGGCGTTTGGCTTCCATAGCCTTATATACAGTTTCTTCTCGTTCAGCACGTATCTTACGGCGCATACCCAGCATCTCGTCGTAAGTCCCCAAGCCAAACCTATAGTCCAGCATGAACTTAATTTCTTTCTCTTTTTCAATTAAGGTCTTTTTGCGGATCACAATATCCATAGCTTCTTGCTCTATGTTATCGGTTCCATGCGTTTTCTTATCTAACCACGTTGGGTTTTTACGTTGGGTTTCTGCCCTGCTTATATCCGCAACGGCGCAATACCATTGTCCAAGCTGCTTGCTAACATCCTGCATCTCACGACCAGCGCCGACTAACATTTTTACGCCTTTAAACGCTGCGTTAGCTGCTGCAAAAGCTGTAACAGGGTCAATCATATACTGTTACCTCGTTAGGGTTGACTGATTTGGGTACACAGTAAGCTGTACCGTAATCTCTTGTTTCGGGGTATCCGAAGCGCCTAACTAAGTGTTCAGCGTACCAATTACATATATCTAATCTTTTAAAGTATAAATCAGTACTTATTGCCGCACGTTCTGATCCTATGCCTATATATAGTATAAGAACAAAAACGTGTACCACATGCTTACCCCATACGACTAAGAATTGTTAACAACATAATGATTGTTGCACCAGATGTAGCTATAAGCACAGCCTCAAGTCGCTTGATCCTAGTAAAGACTTCCTTAAATTGGATTCTTACCTCTGTTTGCAAAGCCACAACATCCTTTTCTAGCGCGGAAACACGCTCATCTATATCTGCCATTAGCTAGGCTCAACGGGCCAAGTAACATTTGTGGGAAACCCAGATTGCGCTGGCACATCACGCAAAAGTTGTCTGTAAGTTCTCCACGCATCAGTAATACGGTCAGCTAGTGCCATACTGTCAGACGATGCTAAGAGTGCGTTACGTTGCGCTCGTACTTGCGTTGCACTTGCAGCTACTGAGTCAGCTTGAAAGTCAGGCCAGTTTGACATATCTTCAGCATCGTCAAATACTGCGCCGTTACCTGTCGCTTTGTCGTACCAAATCTTAGACATGATAAACCCTCATATTACCGTTTGCACCATTACCGCCACCTACAAGACTCTGCATAGTGCCGCCACCGCCACCGCCGGGATATGTGCCTTGTGTTGCTGAAGCTGTTGATGAACCATCACCACCATCACCTGCAAATTGGCTGCTGTTTCCAGCTATACCTGAAGAAGATTGATTGGACTTACCACCTCCACCGCCAGCAGCAAATATATGATGTGTCGCAAAATCGGCTGGCACTGTGCTAATTTGTGAACCTAAGCTAAGAAAAGGATAAGCATATGCACCTGTAGGCACGGTATCCGTGAAATTAATAGAGTCTGTTGTCAATGCATTCAAAACATAATCGTTTAAACCTGTTAAACTTATTGTATCTTTTGCGCCGCCTGTGGGTAGCCCTATATTTGCACCCAAAGAGGTACTAGAATTAGCTGTGCTAAAGACTGTTCCACCATTAGATTCTGTAATCGTAAAAGTTGTAGCAGAACCCACGGTTGCATTGTGGGTGGTACTAGTGCCAGCAGCCCCCGCGCCTATAACATAGGATGCTCCATCGAGAATACTTGCTTTGGCGTAAATTAGGAATGCAGGCCCTCCACCCCCACCTGCTGACCGATAGCTATTACTAGAAAGCGCAGTGCCACCCCCACCCCCACCGCCAAGTAAATACACCCAAACATAGTCATTGTCTGCTAGACTTCCTTTTGACCATGTTCCACTGGTTGAATAAGTGTTTGTCGGTGATGCCCAGTCTGAAGGAAAAACAACCTCTGTTGCACCTGTGCTTATAGTAGCCCACGCCGCTGTTGTGCCATTAGACTGAAGCAATTGTGCGTTAGAGCCTATGGTCAGCGGAGCCGCTACACCTGATGAATTACCTACCTGTATAGCGCCCTGCGCTAGAGCGCCTACTGACGCACCTGTAGCTGTTATAGAACCACCAGCCGTTAGGTTAGCAGTTGCAGCTATACTACCGCCAGCCGTTAGGTTAGCAGTTGCAGCCAGCGTAGTAGTCCCGTCAGCCACCGTAGCCACTGTAGCGTTAGCGCCGTTCTTGATTACAACGTCTGTGCTGCTACCATCGCCCTTGAGAACCAAGCCATCAGAGGCTGTGGTTGTTACAGAGGATGACGCGAATCCTGCAAGGTCTCTAGCTTTGGTCATATCTTACTCCGATTTTTTTGTGGTGTGGTCAACCCATTTAGGGTTGGCTGACCATGTTGTACCGTCATACAAATATCTAGTACCCATCCAGTTATCAGGAGCAGTGACGCCTGTGTGCATTGTGCTATTAGAAGTGTTGCAGTCACCAGCTATAAGTTCGACGGGTGATCCTATTTCCGTATGATTAGCGGTTGTGTTTACAACTTTATCATCTGAAAAAAGGTAAACAGAAACGCCGTCTTTCACCAAAGTTTTCATTATAACTTCCCTGTGTTGATGTATAAATTTGACGATGATAGCGCAACGCCAATAGCGTTAGAAGCACCCGCCGTAATCGCTGTGGCAGTTGTCGGTAATCCATAAACTGCGCCAGTAACAAGTCCTGATTGATTAGTGTTTATGCCACCGATTACCGTTACCTTTCCTGATACGCCATTTGAAATTGATTCAGCGGCTACGCCCACCCACGATGGATTTGCAGAGTTAAAAACCACATTTCTACCATTATAACCGCTATCATCTTGATAACTAAGAATACACTGGTCGGTATCTTCATCATACGCACTTCCTGCAATCGTCACATTGACTGCAGCAACAACGATTGATGAACCCGCAAAGAACGATGTTCCAGACAGTTTGCCTTTAATTGCAGACGCTTGATTTGTAGTTACAGCCTCAAAAAATATAATCATTTCGTTAGTGGCGCTATCAAACACAAGGGTATTAACGT